GAAGTCGACAAAAGAGATATGGAGAAAGACGTGTGGATACCTGTGTCAACTCGCGAATTACCAGTTCGCACTGACGCTAAAACCACTACTCCTCATCAATTGTCTGATTTGGTTTCAAAGAATTTAGTTTATGGCACTGTTACATCTGGTGGTAAGAATTATATGGTGAATGGACTTTTTATAACATCTAATGTTGTAATTATTCCAGATCACTATTTTATAACCGATGAAATTAGTGTCGTATTCCGAAAGAAGAATCCCGACACTTGTGGTGGAAAGTTCACTGTAGCTTTGAGCAAGAGACAGAGTGTTTTACTCGACAAAACCGATATCCGCGTGTGTTATGCATGCGCGGGAGGTTCATTCAAAGATTTGACCAAGTATTTTCCCAAAGGGCAAGTGCCGTTTCACGAATTTGAAATGTTGTGGCGGAACAAAGATGGAGAGATTACCAAAGCCCATGGATTAGCTGAACCTTGCATGACTAGCAATGGTGCAGTTGATTTCCGTGGTCTTAGGTATCAATCCTTGACCATCACAACTTTTAAAGGTCTTTGTGGAGCGACTCTTGTAGCTCGCAAGCAACCTCTTATAACAGGAATCCACTTAGGTGGCCAAACTGGTACTATTCGAGGTTGTAGTGGTGTATTAGAATATGACACCATTGTTGAAGCAATGAAATTGTTGCGGACTCTTGAGGGTGTTATCATCTCTGGGAGTGCAGAACATTTTGAAACTCAAGTTTTGGGCATTAACGTTCTGAATGAAACCCCTTTACATCCCAAGAGTCCGCTCAACTACATGCCTTTGGAATCTCAGGTCGAGTACTATGGTACTTGCCCCGGCATGACATCATTTAAATCTGATGTCAAAGTTACTCCTATTAGTGAACATGTTACGGATGTTATGGATAGTCCCAATATATATGGACCACCCATTCAATTTCCACAATATGTTGGCTGGCAGGAATGCTTGGCTAATTTGTCAAACCCCGCGAAACCGTACAGCACTGATCTATTAGATGTTGCTGT